TGTTCCTTGACGTTCGTTTCCGGATGGAACTGGGCCAGGTCCAGGCACATATTGACCGGCCCGGCCAGGGAGCCCGTTAGGGTCGTCACCGCGTTGGAGCGCCCCGAAAGAAAGATCCAATCGCCGAAATGGCCCTGGCGTATGGCGTCGATTTCATCGTCACTTATGACATCCTTAAAGATAACGACCTCATCGATTTTCGCATCGATCCAGTTCTGGTCGCCCCCCCCGAAACCGGGATAACCTCCGATCCGAAAATAACTTGCATTCTGTAACAACATATTGACGTTGCCGCCCACCGACTCTGTCGATGAGGCCGTTCCGGCGAAATCATCATACACACGAAGTCTCACAATATTATGCGGGTCATCGAATGTCGCGCCGACATGATACCATCGACCCGCCACGACCGATATCGAATGATCGACGCCGCAATAATAGGCGGATCCCCGATGAATCTGAAAGGAAAACTTTGTCGGTTCACCCCATAGGCGCCATGCTCGAAAACCATAGTTTAGATGATGCCAGATTGACGCAATAGCATAGCCGGCCACGGTTTCATATTTTACCCATGCGCATACTGACATGAAATTCGTTGTCTCACCGTAGGAACCGGGAAACCCCGCGTCCAAGTTCGCATCTGCACAAGAGAGCCCTTCGTCATTATCTCGCTCGAAATCCCCGCACGCCGCGCCCTCTTGAAAATCCGCCACGTCGGCCGAGGGCCCACCATTGACCAGTGTCATCGTATTAGATCCAATCGAATCGGTCGTCATCGCGCCATTTTCTAACCGATAGAGCGCTACACAATTCGGGTCAGTTGAAAAAACATTCGCCATATAAATCTCTTCATTATTAGTCTAACGAAATCTCCAATTGAGCCGCCGTAAAGCGCGGCGTATTATTGAGGGCCACGGCGACCGAAAGGCCGAGAATCCCATAGGCGAGCATATTGCCGCCGCTGGCGGCGTCGAACAGGGCGAAATGGGTCACTGTGCCCCAGTCGCCCGTCGCCGTGGGGAAGATGATCGTATTGACATTATCAATCACGCCAGACGAGGCGGTATCCCAATCGGCGGCCGCCGTCGAGACGCGGGCGTATCCGTTCCCGGAGGGCTCGGCCAAGGCGGAGGCGTCCTCTTCTGGATCGGCCGTCGAGAGGCCGACGAAGATATTCGCCGGCGCCGAATAGGCGCCCTTATTGAACACATGATCCAGGATCTCATTTTCCCAATAATTCGCAAAACTCATAATCTGGCCCCTATAACATTCGATCGCTCGCCCGGGCGATGGCCTCCTCCCCGGCCCTGGATTGCAGGACGTTTAGGATCTGTTCCTCGCTTTGAACGACGACGACCGTCGGCGCGCTATCCTTAGCTGCGATCCGCTCCAGGAGGGCAACCATACGGGCGTTATCGCGAATCCCGGAGCGGACCTCCTGGCGTGACTGGACCCGCTCGCCCGTTTGCAGGATGGCGGGGACCTCGCCGCCGTTATGGTATCGCTGGGCGCCGACAAAGGCCCGAGGCTCGACCAGGCGCCGTGGCCCGATACCGCCGACGGTTCCGCCGCCGTGTTTGATCCCGGCCAGGGCCCAGGGCCCGCCCGTTATGGCGGACAGACCGCCGAAAACCGCTTGTTGCATGGCCCATCTCATCGCCATCGAGGCCATTTCCATCCCCACTTCTCGCATCGCATCGCCGAGATTGCGGGTCTTTAGCACGGCATCGGCGAGCCCATCCGTTAGGCCCTGCAGGCCGTATTCGGTCAGACTGGCGAACAGTTCGCCCGTCGTTTGGAGTTCTTCGGCCATTTCATGTATCTTGGCCACGGCGGCCTCCAAAGGCCCGCCCAAAATCTGCGCCTCCTGATAGGCGAGCTTTCGCAGACGCTCCAGATACCATTGAGTCGCAAGTTCTTTTTTATCAAGAACGCGGAGATACTCTTGATACTCCTCCCAAAGTAATCCTCCCCGAATCCGCCAGGAGGTACGGGTTCTATCATCGAGGTCCATGAACATTCGGCGATAGGCCGCGGCGATATCCATCGAGGCTTTTTCGGCCGCTTTTTTGTTTTCCTCCCAAACGTCTTTGAGGTTTTGTTTCCATTCGTCCGTTTTGAGCAGATCGCTAATGGGCGGCGGCGGCGTTGTCTGGATGGGCGGCCGTCTGCGCTGCGCCTGGCGGTCCTGGCGGACCTGTTCTGCAATCGTTGGGCGGCGTTGCTTGACGGCCCTTTCGTGGGCCTCCATGAGGTTTTTCAGGTTCGCCGTGGGGATCTGTTGGGAGATCACGAACCCCAGGACCTTCATAACCGGAATGAGGTGCTGGACGGATTGGGTAATGCCGTCGAGATGATCGGCGATATTCAGGCCCTCGGCAAAGGATCGCTTGAGGGCCTTCCAGGACTCTGAGAGCCGATCCATTTCTATTTTCGCCTCGCCGGCCACTTTGTTATAGGTTTCTTGCGAGCGCCCGGCGGCGTTCAGGTTATAGTTATAGTCATACGCCACGCCGGCCGCATCGCGCAGGGCGGCGGAAAACCCGGTAAATCCCCGGATCGAGGGCATGAGCGCCTCCAACTGTTCGGCGTTCGCCCGCTGCAACCGCTCGAAAATGTTCAACAGGCCCTGGCCGGCAATACTCGTTTCGTCCAGGGCGAATCCTAATTCCCTGGCCGCTTTCCGTGCCGCGTCGGTAGGATTCTTAAACTTGGCCAAGATATTGCGCATCGCCGTAAACGCCTGATCTACTGGAATCCCCGCCCGGGTCATCGTCGAAATGGTTGCCGTCAGGGCCTCCAGATCGACATTGAGAATCGCGGCGGCGGCCGTGACCGTTCCCATATATTGCGCCAGTTCTTCATACGTAATCTGACCGCGTTTGACCGTGGCGGCGAGGACATCCTGGACATAGGTGACGTCCTCGACGCTCATTTTATAGGCGTTCAGAATCCCGACGGCCGCTTTCGTCGCTACAGCCGTCGAGGTAAATCCGCCCCGGGAGGCAATCACGCTGGCGCGGAGGACCTTCATCGCTTTCGAGGCATCGATCGAGGCCGAGAGGATCGAATAGGTCGCGTCGTGCATCGCATCGGTCGATTCGCCGAACTCCAGGGCCATTGCCTCTATTTCTCGGCGATATTGCGGTAGATACCGGCTACTCCCTTCGTCGAGCATTGTATGAATCCGGGCCATACCGAGCGAAAACTGGGCGGCCTCTTTGGTGATCCCGATCAAGAGGCGGGTCGCCCGCGTCACGGTATAGTAGGCGCCGGCCAGTTGGATCATACCCCGCTGTAAATTGAGGCTTTGTCGCTGCATTGAGCGCATGGACTGGCCCGCCCGCCGCGAATTGCGATCAAAGGCCGTACTATCCAGGCTCAGGCGTCCGACTAAATTGGCAAATATGGCCATTTATCTTACCCCTTTCGCTTGACGCTCCCTAAAGAATGGCGGATGCGATCAAACATGGCCCGCCCCTCTTGTTCGCTCTGCGTATCGTCCTTGACGGGGCGTGAACATTCCATCATTCCGCCGATCGGCTCGATGCGGCTGTAGATTTCCAGTTCGCGCAACTGGCGCAGGCTCAGGACGCCCAGGAGTTGATCCGGGTGAGGATAGCCGCAATGCAAGGCTATTCGCCACCAGAAGCGCTTCCGGGCGTCCCCTCGGAGTTTTTTTCAAATGCCTCTGCTGCATCCTGGGTCACTCGATTCAGCTCGAGCGCGGCGATATAAACCCGCTCGAGCGCCACGAAGGATTTTCGGCCCAGGTCGCGGACCTGTTCGCTCGTAAATGCCGTCTGTTGTGTTTTCGGGTCCAGGATCGTATAGATGCACCATCGGACCATTAATTCGAACGTTTCGGCGTTCGAATAGGTTTTTTCCGGCGGTTCTTTATCGAGATCTGGCGTATCACACGAAACCACGTCCGGCTCATCCGTCTCTGGTTCCGTCCCCATATTCCCGATCCAATCCTGGAGTTCGGCATAATCGAGCGCGCCCATCGTTCCGATCAGGACCACGTCGTCCCCATCGGTCGCCCATTCGGGCACATGGACCGTTCGCGTCTGTCGGTCCTGCGCGGCGAGAATTTGCTTGGCTGACAACATACTCATTCCTTCCACTGTTCGCCGTTAGCTCGGACTACTGGATACAGAGACACTGGGCGAGGCACTCGCACTCGAACCGCTGCTATCGGTATAGGTGACTTTCCCGGACGTCTGGAACGTGACCTCGACCATATCGACTTCTCTCGCCGAGCCGAACGCTGGAACGGAGAGATTGGCGATAATCGCCGAAACGCTCAAAATGGGCGCACTGGCGCCCGCGGGCGTGGCCAGTGTCACAACGAGCGTACCCGTTCGGCCCTCTAAATACTTGTCGTTCAGGATATCGTAGTTTTGCGCGTTGCCTGGTTGATAGACACACCCGCAGGTCCACGTCCCCTCGTTGAGGCCACTGGTCAGGTATTCGACGGCCTCATCGGTGGAATCGCAGGAAAAGACCTCAATCATTTCGCGCGTTCGCGTTCCCTGATACGAGGTAATCTCACCGATCGTCACGCCGTCGAAACTGACCGTCGTTCCCCAGGCTTTTAATGCTGACGTCATTGTTGAATCCTTTCAATATTAATTTACGGACTGTAACACACAATCCAATCCTGGCGTTTGCCGTACCGTTCTTTGATTTCGATCTCTAACTCCGAAATATCTCCTTCATCCTCAAAACTAAACCAGTGGACCGTCACGCTCCCATGGCTCCCGGCCGCCGCGGTCAGAGCGGTTCGCACCGCCTCGGCCAGGCTCCTCGCCCCGTCTGGGTTGTCGTCCCAACAGGTCACTTGGAAATAGTCCGTTCGCGGGTCCATCGGGCCATCGACTGTCACGATATCGCCGCTGGTCACTTGCTGATAGACGATGGCGGGGACACTTTTACCTTGCGGAATACCGAGCGGATAGATCCTCGGGCTCATCGAACCGCCGACCAGGGCGGTCACGCCGGCGTTGCCGGCCAGTACACTATACATCGCCGCTTCGACAGTCATTGATATCTCCCAATAATCGCCTCACGCAACAGGCCCGTTCGGAGTTCCTGGGCGAGGAGGCGCCACTGTTCCTTTTGGACCCGCTGCGCGGCGGGGCGCATAAACGGCCTGGCCATCGCCTCTTTTGTCGGACCGTGCCCGTATTCGATCACGGCGGGTAAGTAATATTCCCGGCCGCGTTTGGTCTTGCGCCAGAGCGCCTCCACGCGCGGCCTCATTTGAACGTGCAGACTATACGATCCTCGCCGCTGGCGTTTCGGCGCCCGGATCTGAATATGTTTCGCAATGAGCGGACCCATGACGCCGGCCTTACTCATGGCCTGCGCGTTCGCCCGGGCCTTTTTCAGGAGCGGTTTTTGTGCGGCCCGGACGGCCTTGCGAATCACGCGCTTTTGCATTTTCGCCGGCAAGGTTTTCAACATGGCTTCGACTTGTTCGCCACCTTCGATATAAAATCCTGTTTTCATTTATCGTCTATCGTCCATCGTCCCCTTATATCCCCGAACTCGGCGATCCAGAGACGGAGGCCGAAACACTCGCACTCGGCGAGGCACTCACACTGGCCGACGGTGTCCCTTCGGAGGGCGAGGCACTCACACTGGCCGAGGGGCTCGCTGAGGCCGAGGCGCTCACAGAGGTACTGGGCGAGCCCGAAACGCTGGCCGAGGGGCTCGCTGAGGCCGAGGCGCTCGGACTGGGGCTCGCCGAGGGTCCTTCGGTAGGTATTTCAATACATTGCATCCGGATTTCCCATCCGGCCTCATCGACGTTCCGAACGTCTTTAATATCGAACGTCCGCGTTCCGATATCCGCATCGACATAGACAATCCGATGATCCGGCTGAATCACGTAGTCCCGCGTATGGCGAATGGTGATTTCGTGACTGTGGATCGTGCCGACTTGCTGCGCGCGGAGGCGCTCGAGGCCCGAGAGGGTGCGAATATACGCCCAACAGTTGTAATAGGTCCCCCAGGTCTTTGTGACGTGCCCCGAGGCCGTTCGCGATTCGACCCACTTCTGGAGGGCGACGTACTTATCCAGTTGTCCCGCTGTTGTCGTTATCATACGTGGTTCATCCTCGATGGGCCTAACATTATTTCGGCGGCGGCGGGCGCGGGCGAGATGCGGCCCATAATAAAACTGCTCCGATGATCGAATAAATCGACCAATCGAATCAGGATCGCAATGAGTTTATGGCGGGGAATGGCGTCGATATAATGCGTCCCCGTCCCCGTATCGGTAATATCGATTTTGGCGCCCCCCTCGGTTGCGGCCAGTTGATACGTACCGGCATCGGAACTAAGAATATAGTAATCCGTATGGGTCGCCAGGCCGGCGGGCAGATCGGAGGCGGAGGTATAGACATGTACCATGTCGTTCTCATTGAACCGATGGCCCGCGACGGTAATATTATCCGTCCCGGCGTCGGCGGTAAACGGCGCCACGAAACCGGCCTTAATGGTAATCGTGACCGGATGATGTTCATTTCGAATCGAGGGCCAGGACTGGGACCAGCCCAGGGTGACGCGGCCCGGGAAACTGTGCGTATCCACGTCATAGACGTCCGCGGATAACGTCTGTTCGACGCCATTGATATCAATATAGGTTATCGAATCGACGCTAATCAGGGGCGGCGCCGGCAGAACCATTTCATTTTCGAACTGGTCGAGCTTGACTTCGATCGTCTGGTACAGATACGACTGATTCTCATATTGCTGCGCCCACGCCGCGGCGGCGGCGATCATCATGCCGATTTCTGTATCTGAATTGGAATCCGTGACCTTGAGGGTGCGCTTGGCCTCGGCCAGGGAGATCGGGAAATGGCTTGGCGCGATCGTGACTTGATAATCATACATTATTCGAGCCCTCGAATTTCATAAGAAATGCCGAACCGGCGGGCATATCGATAAAGAGATGGGACTGTTTTTCGAGCGTTTTCAGAAAACCATTAATCGCGCGGCGGGCGCCGGTAAATCGTTGCGTACCATAGTCATCAAAGACCAGGGCGCCCCGGTCACATAGCCGCGGGTAAAAGAATTCGATCGCCTGGCGTGTCGGCTCATACAGATCGACATCGATATGCACCACAGTAAAGCGCAATTCTTTGACGTCATTGAATCGATCCGGGAACCAGCCCTTGTAATAGTTGATATTTTTAAACCGTCTGAGATGATTCTGGACTTTATCGAGTGAACAGATAAACTTGCCGCGGCT